TATCTGGGTCGAGTAGGGGCTTGATAAATGCTAACCAGGCTTCGGAGCCAGCTTTCCTGATTGCCGCGTTGTCGTGGCTTTGCGGCATACCCCAATCTGTTCGCTTTGGAATATCCCCGCCAGCCTTGTTAAATTGAACCCGCAACCACTCAGCGGCTTTGCCCCAGGCTTGAGCCAGTTCTCTTGCTGCCTGGTCGCCCGTATTTTCTCCAAATATCTCACGCACCATTGATTGCGACTTGGCGCGGCTTGCACTGGTGGTGCGGCCCACAACCTGGGTTTTACGCAACTGGCCCAGGATGTTGTCAATCATCCCGTGTGCAATCCCTCTTATTGCATTTTGCCTGGCAACAACATTTGAGTATCCGCTCCGACCCGTTCCATCACGCTCCAGGAGAGCGACCATAGCTTCGCCCTTGTTCTTGCCAGTGAAGCTATTTATGTCATCCATCACCCGTTTCTGAGTGGCACGCTGTAGGATCATGCGCTTTTTCTTTTGCGCTGCTTCGTATTTGAGAACATCGAAAGTGTCGATACCAGCCTTAGCGTCAGCCGCAGCCGATCCCATTCCACCTCTCACTTCATTATCAACTTTAAAGTTAATGAATAACTCACGGGCTTTTTCAGCCTGTTCTTTAGTCAAGCCGCCATTTTCGGGGCCCTCTTTCTCAGCGTTCGCAATACAATCCAACAAACTCATGTGACACACCCCTCAAGTCTATTCAGCATTTGCTGATCCCGGGCCAACTCAGCTTTGACCTGGGCACCCGTCATTGTGTCAGGCACAACCTCATCGTCCAGGGCCTTGTCAAAATACAAAACCTCATCGTCAGCCATAGTCTCAAAGTCAGTATCCCTGGCTATCTGTTCGACAGTCAGATCGATATTGGCTTCGGTTTCTTTTGTCACTTCGGGTAGGGTGGTGGCCTGAGTTGTCTCAAGCGGATCGTCTGGCAATTTTCCTAGCTGTAGCTTGGCCGTAGCCTCATCAGCTTTTATTGCGTGTTCAACGAATTTTTCAGCATTTGCCTCAGACGGTTGAACCCTTCTTTCCCCTTGGGGGTTTTTAGGTATTCCATCATCTCCTGGTCTGCTTTCTCGTAATCGTAACTCAACTCCTTCGAGGAGCCCGCGAGTATCTTCGAGGACGGGCTTGGCGTCTCCGAATTTTCCGTTGTTGTCGATTTGCGTGTAGCCATCTGCTAATCCCTCTTTTCTAAGGGTGTTATACACCTCTAACGGTTTATTGCCAATGCTCTGAATGTAATCTAGTGGTATGTACCGACCCGTCTCAGCAAACCTAGAAAACATTCTATTTCTTGCATTTGTATAACTTACATCCATCCCAACAAGATCAACATCATAACCGTTGTCTTTGTATTTTTTAATCAAAGCCCTAATAATCTCAGGTTTGGAACCAACTGTTGGAATAACAACATTCAATCCATCATCAATGGCCTGAGCTTGTAAGACTTCCACCAATCTTTTGCTTTCTTTGTGAACAGCGTTTGCGCCTACTCCATTCCCATACTCAGGCAATAGTTTTTTGGCTTCATCAGCGTCAATGATAGCCGCACCATGTTTCCTAGCAATTGGGTTAGCTATTGACGATTTACCCGCTGCGGGTGGTCCCAGGATAATAATAGCCTTTTTTTCAAACTTGTTTGCCATGTCTGGGACGGTAAGTTTGGAGTCTGTCCAGGCAAGAGTTTTTGCGCCATCATATAGTTTTCTAAGCGCGGCTTCGTATCCGGTAAATGTACCACCTGTTAAGGGGTCATTAAAAGTTCTGTTTAAATCCCATTCAACAGTATCGAAACCCTCTTGCTTTATGGTTTCGGGTATTGCTTTTATATCCGCTTCTGCCGCAACAACGGCGGGATTAGAGGCTAGTTCGGCATCATCAGCGTTTCTGTTAACTGCCTCAACCAAATTTATAATGTTTTGGTCCGCTCCCTCAGGTGCAGTAAACACCTCGGGCACATCTGTATTAAGAGCCTCGAAATCATCAATTTGATCCAGGACCGCATCAGCGTCCTTTGCATTTATACCCTTGCCTTTAAACGCCTGGATGCCAGACTTTACCTGGTCAGTTGTAAACTTTGCGCCTTTGGCCACACCCGTTAAAGCAACAGGGAAGGCGGCTCCGATTGTACCGCCCAGGGCCACCATTTTGAAAAAGTCCTCATAGGTGTAATCCAGGCCCAGGGTATTATACCAATCCATAACACCAGCCTGGAGTTGGGCCTCAAGCCCTGCACCAACGATAGCCTCACGCAGCATGGTTTTGCCCAGGGCTTGGGATGAGTTAAACCCAAGAGAAACGGGGCCCGTCATTATTAGTGACTCAATCAGTGAGTCATCAGTTAAAACGCCCCCCATTGTCCCCACAAAGCCGCCAATAGTTCCCATGCCTGTCTGGTTGCTGGCATCCTCTTGGCCCTGTTGTACGGCCTTTAAACCGCGATCTATGATGCTTTGCTCTAAAGTCTCTCGGGTTATGTCCTGGAACTCAGGGTATCTGTCTGGATTATCGCCTAATATGCTAAAGATATTTGTGAGTGCCCGTTCCCGCACCCGATCATTATGGCCCATGCTATCGGTCATACCGAAATACATGCTGGGGTTTTGGATTTTTGTTTCTTCGCGCTCGTTGATAGCGTCAACTATAGGCTGTAATTCTTCACCCATAATCGTGACATATGTATCGACATTTGATCCATAAACCTGGGCGTCATAGGCTTTGGACATTGACTCCATAAAGCCTAGTTGTTCACCGCCAAACTGCATGAAATTCGCGCCTAAGCCAGTGTTATTGTATGGCTCAAAGAAAACGCTCATTGCTGAACCTTTTTCAAATCAAGGATATAAGGCTGGCCATTTGGGGCCATTAACTCTTCGCCTTTGTATTGGAGCATAAACAAACCATCGCCAACCGTTATCAGGTTTGAGTCCTGGACAATGCTTATGTCGATCTCTTCTTGGTTTGCAAATCCAATAGGAGCCTGGTTGATTGGGACATATTCACCATCACTATCCTGGGTAACAGCCAATTTGAATACATCCTGGTAAGTCTCAAGACCTTCCATAATGTCATCAACGCCATCATCCTGGCGTATATTCGGGGGTAATAAGAGGTTTGTTGTGATGCGTTTAGATGTGTAACTTACCAACCCACCATAAGCCTCACCCCCAACCATTCTCCTACCAGCCGCGTCTTGCAGCGCATCCTCATAGGTCCCACCTTCGCCTCGGGTTGCCAAATATATGAAATTAGCAATTTGCTTTATTCTGCCTACTGCTTTGATTGTTGACTCCGATCCTGTCATGCCAGAGATCATTCCCGCTCGTTGGTCACGAACATCAACCATTTCACCACTTGCATTGTCTGGCCTTTGTGACGCCAGAAGCCGACCTTTCATAATGTTGGCAATAATTGAGGTATCGGTGCCATTAACCATCATGCCGCCAATATGCGCCAGGACAGGGGCGTTTTTGCTAGTTTGCCTCAGGACCTTAATTGAGTCCTCGCCAAACGCTGAAACCAATGTTTGTAACAAACCGGCTTGTAACTCTATTGGTTGTTCGGTTAATCCTGTTGATATTGCATCCGCTTCTGCTTGGGTCAGTATTTGCTTCGGTATTCCGTAGTGCGCCGCAACCTTGTCAGCGTTTTGACTACGAACCTCAATCGCAGATGCAATAGCTTCTGGGGTAGACGCAGGGTTAAATAGAACACTCATCAAGTCAGTCTGAATATCTACAACCCCAGCTTCGTTAGCCCACTCCAAAGCATCATTTTTAAGGGCTGCATTTTGAGCGTTAATCCTGGTATCCAGGTTTTTAATCAAATCATTTTGCTCAGGTGACGCACCGCTTTCACGGGCCTGGTCTTTTAGCTTGTCTCGTTTAGCTTCCAGGGTGAGGGTGCTATCATCAGCAATGTCGTTGTAAATTGTTTGGATATTCCTGAGATTTGCTAGTTCAGCGGTTAGTGAGTCAACCAGGGCACTAGGGGCACCATCTCCAGCAAGTTTTGATATGGCTGCTTCAGCCGCTTGCAAATCTTCATCTCTTAACGGTGAGAAGTCCTCGACCACTGTTTCTAACTTATCGATGCCTTGGCTAATGGCTGTTCCAGTTTTTACCCAGGCGGCGTTTTGTGCCTTAGCCGCAGCCAATTCTGGACGTAGCCTGGCACTAACAACCTTGAGCCGTAGAATGTCACCAGGGGTTGCACCTTCATCCTTAGTTTGTTCAAGCCTGGTTTTCTCAGCAATCAGGTCATCAGTCGAGAATGTTTGAATGTCTCGGAAATAGGCGATGTGCGACTCAGCCGTTGAGAGCGCATCTTTTAACTCAGCAATCTTGGTTTTATCGCCGCCGCCTTCTTCTATTGTCTCAATTCTTGCCTTTAACTTATTGATAACGCCACCAGCCGGAACTGCCCCAGCGGTCACAACAGTCCCAACCTCAGACTTTATATCGGCTGCAAGATTGCTGATCTCGCCGTTCAGAGCGTTTTTTGCAGCCTTGGCTTTGGTCCTAAAATTATTTACCAGGGTTTGCGCTGTATCATCATCAAGGTTTGCAGCAAGGCCGTTACGCTTTCCTATACTAGCCTCGAAATCATCCGCATATTGTAGCTGGGCTTCTGGCGTTGCCATACGGTCAAAGCCGCCACGGGCTTTTGCGATGTAGGCTCGTTTTTTTAAAGAGGTGACTTCTCGGGCTATTTCTTCTGGCTGATAACCCTTTGTTGCCAGGAAGTACGAAATGGTATCAAGCTCATCTTTTATATCTTTATCAACTTTTGCGGTTGGAGCCCTGGCCTGATCTTCCAGGCTTTTGGCCATTTCGTCTAAAGCCAGTGCGCCCTCGGCTCTGTTTTTCTTGCGCTCTTCCTTAATGTATTGTTCTGAATAGTTTAGAAACTGTGAGTTGCGGTAATCATCTAGCTTTAGTGCCATAGCCTGGGCGGTGCCTGGGTCCATCAAAGCAAGTGACTCCGAAAAGCCCATGTTCACCATGTCCAGCTTTTCACCTAGAACCTCAGGCGTGTCGTTATCCTGGATGGATTGCAGATAAACCTTACCCATCTCAGCTTTAGCTTTTACTTCAACTTCTGCGGATATACCCTTGACTGCCGTGGTAAATGCCGCAGCTTCTTTAATGCCTAAGTGAAGAAGGATCACGATCCTCTAACCCCTGCAAAGTGCCCGTTGGATTAGCCGCGCCCTGGGCCTGGCCTTCGAGAGTTAATCTTTGTTTTGCCTGGCCAAATGCAAAATCGCTAATTGAGTTCATTGCCCTGGCAGTAGCGTCCGCAGTTGCAACAGCCTCACGGCCAGCCGCAAAATCAATTTGCCTCGCTGCCCTGGGGCCAACTGTGCTAACTCTGTTGCCAGAATATCGTGGGAATAATTCAGCCATTACGAAAATCCTAAAATCTTAGCGTCTGAGGCTTGTTGCCCGCCTTTAGTAAAACTCTCCATCGCGTTTATGTATCCCTGGCGTTTTGCCAGGGTAGCCGCACCCGTATATTGCGCTGCTTGGGACGCCCCAACAGCCTCAATAATCTGACCCTGCGCCTGGAGTAATTCCTGATTTTCTGTTGAAGCAAAGAAATCAACTGTGCCTTTTTTAGTTTGCGTTTCAGCGTAGTTCGCCACAGACCCAGAAAAGGCATCAATCCCACCAGCCGCAGCCCTGGCATTGATTGCAGCCATTCCACGCACAACATTTTCTAAAATCTCAATACCCTGCTTTTTATGATTAAGCGTTTCGGCCCTGTTTTTAAGCATATCGCTTTTAGCCTGGAGCGTAGCTTGACGGGCTTGCATTTGATAAAGTTGACCTTTGGCTTGGCCCATCTGAATGGACTGTATGCCTGAGGTTACGGCCATTGCTACTGCTACATATTCCATTATTGACCTACCGAAATCTTAAAATCTAAAGCTAAAACTGTCATAGCCAATGGGACTGTTTGTTTAAGGGTTATGGCACCTTCCTTATCAAACCCGAGAAGGGGCCCAATGGTTTTGATGCCAGTAAAAGGAGTGACCGCTGTATCCAGATTGTTTTGACCAAACTGGCGAAACGAAACCAACTCGCCATTGATTGTCAAAGCCTGGGTTTCAAACACTTCGGCATTTACTTCCAGGATACGTTTCTTAAAACCGCGCAGTGAGCCAGATTGAATTTGTGGCTCGACAGGCATGGTTTTGATTTCAACCTCATAATTTAGGCCGACTTGCCAGGTCGATGCTGAATTACGATCAAAAGTAACCACGTTACTTGATACGGTTTCGTCCGGTTGCACGATCCCATCTAATATTACTTTGACTGTTTCAGTGTCGAGGTGTGCCACCGTAGCGTTTGCTGCCACTGCACTTGCAGAAACGGCACTATCAAGCGTTAAAGTGTTATCAAAATATTCAACAAAATACTGTGCAGAGCTATTTACTGTGCGTTTGACAACCGTGTAAATCGTATCAATATCAACGCCCACTGCCTTAAAGTCACCATCTGTTGTAAACTCGGCTGGGGCTGTCACTTCCTGACTGCGTAGCAGCGAGAACACAAGCAACGAACCATCAGTTGAATTAACAATCATAAGCCTGTCTGACTCATCTGTTGATGTTGCCCGTCTGATGGCCATGTCAATCGGAGACTTAAACAGATGGCCGGAGAGCATAGAAACATTGTTTGTATTGTAGGCTAATTCGGAGTCGGTAAACGCCAACTCATTTAACGACTTGCCTTTGCGCTGAATAAACAAGGTTCCACTGTCAACGCCGACAATCGGAACATCTGCTTTTGACCCGTTCCTGGTTGCAATCTTAACAATAAAATTCGAGGGTGTGATTGGTTCTTGCAAACCTTGGGGCACATAGAACTCACCGCCTGTTGTAAAAATCTGTAGATCACGACCTGAGAAAATAGCTGTTACAGAGTTGAGAGTTGAGGTTGATAGCGTAGCTTCAAGAGCCGCATCATCTAAACCTTCACCCTTATCAAAATTGAAAAAATCATTAACCCTAGATGCCCAAATCGTTGAGGGCAGGGACTTTGCCCCGGCAAGCCATAAACGGCCTTCGTGAAAAGTGACCGCTTTTGGCCAGCCTCTTGCGCTCGACCAGGCCAACTCATGCCCCGCTTCTAACTGCCAACCACCAGAAGCAATTGCGTCAGTGTTAAATAGTGGTGTTTCGGCAACCGTCTTTACAACCGTTGAAGATACAAACTCGACAATTCTCAGCCGACCAAAACTTGATGTTATGTTTATATACTGATGAACATTTCCGCTGGCAAAAACACCAGAGTTGGCAGTTATCGTAATGTTACCGGAAGTCGCACTCGGCGTGATTTGGGCACCTGGGTTACTGGTGGAAAGCGTATAAGCGTAATAGGGCCTTTCGGCAAAAGCCACATTGCTTTTTGTCCAGGTCGAATTGTTTGCGCCACGCACAAGTTGAAGTGGCTCTAGGTCCTCATGCACAAAAATAATTGTGTCAGCCGATTGCGCGAATTTTAGCTGGGGCAACATAGCCGCAGTGATTTCAGAGATTGCCAGGTAATCATTGCCAGATGAGTTAATGTTAGTAATTAACGCACCATCTCGAAAAACGTACAGTTTGCCTGGCGTGATAGCGAACATATAACTGTCATCAGAGTTAAACTCAAACGGTATGAGCCTAACGCCATTGGCCGCGCCACTATCCAGGCTTGTGATGTACCGCAAACCTTCTCTGCGCTTGGCACCGCCCTGGGGCTGGATCACCACATTTCTGGCAGTCTGCAATGCGTTATAGTATTGCTTTAGATCAATCCTGGCTCTAAGTAGCGGGTCAATTTCACCAACCGCAAAATTCGTTTGTAGTTGAACAATGCGGCTCATCCGCGCACTGAGATTAAGCTGTAATCCTCAATCGCCTCTATTTGTCGGTTCTGGCTGTCTGTGGTCGCAGCGACCCTAAAAAACCCGCCCCTCATGTTTTCACCTGGAGAGCCAACTGCAATATTCTTAAAATATTCAGCTTTGGTTATCTGGTCAGTCACAGTCTCGGCAATGTTCCAGGCCATTTGATATTTTAGTAGCTGTACAAAATATGTCGGCATTTCGCCCTCAGGCGTAGCGTATTGATAATCGACATGAATTTCAGTCTCGCTGCTCAACAGCTTATCGCCCTGGATTTCCCAGCCATAGGCAATACTTTTTGCGGCTGAAGTTGCAGAGTTGAACACGGCCCTTACATTATTCAGCCGATCACCTGGCAGTTGGTATTCATAAAGGAACTCATTAAGAGGGGTGTTCGTAGTTCGAGCCAATGTGGTTTTCTTATAAGAAAAGGTCCAGGGGTACATCCCCAGGGTGCTATCCCGAATATCATCATAAAGCCTGTCACAGATTTGCGCTGAGTCAGTGCCCTCAGAAAAACTGGAGAGAGGTTTAGCCCCGAGCAAAATCAACGCATCAGAACAAATTGATAGTTTAGTATCACCAGAAGCCAAACCCGCTCTCCTTTAGTTATTGGGACAACCCCGCTCTTAAAGAGTTGCCCCAGGGAGGATTTTTAGTCAGCGTCAGCTACACTAATAGCGGTGCCATCACTCACATCCACAACGCCAGAAGCGTTTGAAAGCACTATAACAAGCGATGCCGTTGGTGTGGCTGAGTCGCGGACATACATCAGATCACCAACTTTGAGCAAATCAGCCGCAGAATTGAAGTATCCAGATGTATTAACATCAGCGATAGCGTCCGCACTTGTGTAACTCCACATTTGAGGTGCAGTTCCAGCTTTGCCTTGGCCGCCAATAGGCTGTAGTCCAGTTTGAGAATATGCCATTTTTCAGTCTCCTATTCGCGGCAAGTGATTTTTGCGATGCCCTCGGGATCAACCGCGACTGCACCAGCGGAAAACATTGAGGCAATCAAGAATGATGTTTTCTCAGGTATGTAATCCACTTTGGTTTTTTCAGCCATGTTAATGCCAAGGCCCATAGCGTCTTTATGGAAAGCAAAAATAGTCCGATCACTCGAACCATCAATTGCAAGCCCACCTTCGTCTCTGTCTCCGAGTTGTACGAACCGGAATCCCAGAAAAGTGTTGTCCGCAACCTGGCCCGTGACCAAGGCTTTCACGCTGTTGAAATCAGAACTTGTGACTGAAGTTTCAGACAAAAGTGCGTCCATGTTATTCGCATGAGCGATAATAACGCGGCCTTGTGATGGGACATTCTTGGCGTCCATTTGCTTCTTAATATCGCGTAATTTTGCGACATTGAGATTCGTGTTTGCACCACCTACGCTATTGGCCACAGTAAGTGTGCCAGATGCCGCAGTTAGTGCGTCAAGAACCACCTGGTCCATTCTTCGACCAATCGCTCCACCAACTACCTGGACCAATTCTGCGCGGTCCTGGAAATTGATTTTAGCCTGGTTAAAGATATCCGAGTATTCTGCGGCGATGAAATCTTGCATTGTCGCTTGAACAGAATTATAGGATACAGACATTGGTGTGACATCGGTCTGAGGCACACGAATAGATGCAGTGCCTTTTCCGATAGTCGGAAATTTTACGATAGAACCCTCGACAGAACGCTCACGGGTCAGCCCAGCAAGGGCACGTTGCCCCTGGTATGCTTGCTTCACCTCACTGTCAAAGAGGGTCACAAATGCGTTTGAAACAGAAACGGCCATTTGCTTTCTCCTTTGCTAGATTAAATTTAAGTTGAAACACTGCAAACGGTTGTCCTGTTGGGCCGATAGATGCCGTGAACTGGCCATTAAAAAAACGGTTGTCAGTCGATAAGAATATACCCTTAGAAATATATCCTTACAACCAACAACCGTATCATTTGGCTATTGTAGTAACGCCCTATGCTTCTCCATACGCTTGCATTACTTTTTGCTCAACGTCAGATGTGAAGGCCATATCGACCCCATAACGCGGGTCAGCAACCATAGAATCCAGTTCTTGCCTGGTGATTGCCTGGCCTTCCATCACATCAATCCCAGGCATAGGTTGCTCATTATAAGATTGACGTATCTTGTTCATGGCAGAGATGAAGTGTCCATTGGTGCTTGCGTTTGCCAGGGCTTCCATTTCACTATGATCCAAAACCCCAGAATTGTTCTTACCAGGGCCAAGTTTCATAAGCCATTGATCCGTCTCTTTGATAATCTTTTCTGCATTGCGACCCAGCTTTGCCCGCTCTTGTGCCACAGTTGTTTCAGCGTCCTCTTGAGCTTCTCCAGCGACAGCCAGAACCAGGTTTGAAATTTCATTAAACGCATCTTGCGAAATCCCGTGTTCTTTAGCCACCTCAAGAAATCCCGTAAGTAGGGGGTCATCTTCTGCAACCCCAGCTTCAGCCAATACAGTGCTTTCATAATTACCGTCCTTCGGGGCTTTGTGTAACCCCTGGCTCATTTTGGTCCGCAGTTCCTTGTAATCTTTGTTTACCGTAGCTAGTTCTGTTGCCATGCCCTCAATATCTGGCCCATTTTCTGCGGACCAATGTGATTCCGGCATCCAATCAGGACGATCACCCCACTCAACAGGCTCTTCCTGGGGCTCTTCGCTTGCCAGGTGAGGCATTGCTTCTGGTTCAGTTATTTGCTCAGGCTCGCTTTTTAGGCTTAAAAGTTGATCTTGGTTATCGGTCTGCGGCTCCTCAACGGAGTTATCGCTC